GGTGAATTGGCAGATAACTTAACACAAAACAACGCTATTCTTCAGCGCTTGAATCAGAAGGGCAATGTACGCCCATTCTCAGGCGGTAATGTAATCTTGGAAGAGATTATGTATGATGACACCACAACCAACAATGCTAATAGCTATAGTGGCTATGAAGTATTAAACATTGCTCCAGATAGCCCTATTTCTGCTGCTCAGTACAAAATTGCTCAGTACGCTGATGCAGTTACAATGTCTGGCTTAGAAATGTTGCAAAACTCAAGCAAAGAAGCAATCATCGACTTGTTAGATGGTCGTATGCAAGTTTCTGAAGCTCGCTTGCTTAACCGTATTTCCGGTGACTTATACGGTGACGGTACAGGTAATGGCGGTAAAAACTTAGATGGTGGTATTAACCGTGCTACTTGGACTTTCTGGCAGAATCAAATCACTTCAGGTGCTACTTCTTCAACAACTATCCTTGCTGCTATGACTACTGCTGCTATCAAGCAGATTCGTGGTACTGACAAGGCTGACTTGATTGTTGCTGGTAACACTCTGTATTCCTACTATGTAGGCGCATTGCAAGCTATTCAGCGTATTGCTGCTGAAGAGTCTGGCGCTGCTGGTTTCGCTTCATTGAAATTCTACGGTGGTGGTACTTCTGCTGATGTGGTATTAGGTGGTGGTTATGGCTCACAAGAAACAGCTACATATATGTATTTCTTGAATACCAACTACCTCTTCCTACGCCCACACAAAGAGCGTAACTTTGTACCTATCGGTGGTGAGCGTCAATCTATTAACCAAGATGCGATTGTAAAATTGTATGGTTGGGCTGGTAACTTGACTACTTCTAACTCATTCCTACAAGGTCTGTTGACAGGTAGTTAATCTATAGGGGGAAACCCCTATTTAACTTACCCTCTTAATTAATAAAGGAAATATCATGGCATATACCATTACCCCCCTCTCAGGGATTGATTTAAACGATACACAAACTGTTGCAGAACAAACAGCAAACGCTGGTTTGGTAACATTTGGCCCACTCGGTGCAGAAGTATTTGCTTCCGATGGTAAGCGTTATGTATGGGCTAAAGCTGGCTCAACTATCGCTGCTTCAACAGCAACTTGCTCTATCAACACTACCACTTTCGTAGCAACTGGTGGCGCTGGCTTATACGCTGGCCCAGCAGTCGCTATGGCTTCAGGTGACTATGGTTGGTTTGGCGCTGCTTCTGTTTAATAGGTTAACCCTTTTAAATTGAATATGTAGTACAACTGGGATTCCCTCAAAAGGGGAGTCCCTTTTATTTTTTTATAAACCCCCAAACTACTTTGGAGAATTAAAAATGGCAATAGAAAGCGATGTTTCAGGTGCAGATGCAAGACTAGCGGTTCAATTCTATAAAAAGTCCCTCAAGCAAGATTTAGCTTCTGACGAAGCTGGCAGACCGATTTTTAAAGAATTCGACTTCGTGCGTATTATGATTCCTGGCGATAATTTGACAGAAATCGACACTTATGCCCAAGAGTCCCATAAACAGCGTTTCCCTCGCCAATGGGCGCATTATCAAAATCAAGTATCAAATCATCAAGACATTATTGGCACACCACTTGAGCAATGGCCACAAATTACTCGTAGCCAAGCTGAAGAATTGCGTGGGCTTAAATTCCATACAGTAGAAGCTATTGCTGACTGCTCTGACCAGCAATTACAGCGTATTGGCATGGTAGCTGGCATGAGTCCTCATAATTTCCGCTTAAAAGCTAAGGCTTTCTTGAATTTAGCTACTGATTCTGCTGAAGTTGCACATAGAGAAGCAGAATTGCAAGCACTTCGTGAAGAAAATGCTAAAATAACCGCAGAAACAGATGCGAAGCTATCCAAAATGCAGGAACAAATGGAAGCGCTACTTGCGGCTGTTGCGGAAAAGAAACCACGCAAACCGAAAGTAGTAGAGGCTTAATATGTCCCAAACGATGCTTCAAATGGTGCAACAGACCGCAGCCGAGTTAAACTTGGCTGTACCTTCTTTTGTTGTCGGCAACACTTCTCAGGATGTACAACAGATTTTAGCCCTGATGAATGGTGCTGGTTATGACTTGCTAAAAGAATATGATTGGCAAGCACTCCAGGTGCAGTATCGTTTTTATACGCAATCTTTTACCGCCAATGCCACAACTGTTAATGGTTCTGCTACATTAACTTTTGAGGCTGGCACAGATTTAAGCAATGTTACAAGCCAATGGCAATTATCAGGCTATAACATTCCTCAAGATACTTATGTTGTAAGTGCTAATAACACGACTAAAGTTGTTGTAATGAGTCAATTTGCTACAGGCAATGGCGTACAGTCAGTAGTATGCGCTCAGACTGCTTATGACCTTCCTGATGACTTTGAAACGATTACAAACCGCACTATGTGGGATAAATCGAAACATTGGGAAATGTTGGGCGCTGAAGATGCACAACAATGGCAATGGCTAAAGTCTGGTTATATCTCTACAGGCCCACGAGTACGCTGGCGTATCTTAGATAATCAATTCTGTATATGGCCTATTATGAATACCCAAGAATACTTGGGATGGGAATATAGGTCAAAAGGTTGGGCGAGAGCCGCAGATAATACAGTAAAAAATAGTTTTACTGCTGACTCAGATACTACAGTTTTGGATGACCGTATTATGGTTTTGTTGACAAAAATGAAGTATTGGGGCATTAAAGGCTTTGATACAACAGTCGTTTCTCAAGATTATCAACGCTATTTATCAGTTGCTAAAGCTAACGATAAAGGTGCGCCTAACTTATCTTTTGCGCCACAACCAAGTAGAGTGCTTATTGGTTACGCTAATATCCCCGATACTGGCTATGGCTCATAATGCTATTACAGCGACCTAAACAAAACTCTGCTACTACTGCTTCTATTCCTGCGCCTATTGGCGGTTGGAATGGTAGGGATTCTCTTGCTGAGATGCCTCCTACAGATGCAGTACAAATGGTTAACTTTTACCCTACGCCTAGCGATGTGACATTGCGTAAAGGTTATACCCAAGTTTCTATTGTTACTACTTCTACTGGCGCTAAAACAATTTCAAGCATTACACATTCAGGTGTGACAGCAACGGTTACAACTGCTACAGCACATGGTTTAATAGATAACGAATATATTTCTGTTTCTGGCGCTACTCCAAGCGAATATAACGGAGTGTTTAGTATTAAAGTAACAGGTGCATCAACCTTTACTTACACAATGCTTTCTGTGCCAGCTACTAATGCTACTGTAGTGGGTGCTTATACTATTAAAATAAATACTTCAATCCATACACTAATGGATTACCCTACTAATAGCGGTTATAAGCTATTTGGGGCGTGTGGAAACACTATTTATGACTGTAAACCTGCTACTGCGGTGTCTTATTTTACAGGTATTACTAGCGATAAACTGCAATTTGTCAACATTACTAATAGCGCAGGGTCATTTTTAGTAGCTTGTAATGGTGTTGACCCTGTAATGGTCTTTAATGGTACTTCTTGGTTTTTTATTGCCACGACAAGTACAGCGCAAACAATTAGCACAATTACCCATGTAGGTAATGTAGCAACATTAACGACTTCTGCGCCACATGGTTTAGTTAGTAACAATTATGTTACTATTTCTGGCGCTACTGAAGCAGCTTATAACGGCTCTTATGTTATTACAAAAACAGGTGCAAGTACCTTTACTTACACTATGGCAACAACGCCTGCTGCTAACGCTACAGTAGTAGGTACATACACAGTTTTAGGCATTACAGGCGCAGATTCATCAACTTTTATCAATGTAAACCTGTTTAAAAATCGCCTATATTTTACGCAAAAAGACACTCTTGCTTGTTGGTTTTTAGATGTAAATTCTATTGCTGGCGTTGCTTCTCCTCTTTATTTCGGTGGAATTGCACGAAATGGTGGTTATTTGCAAGCAATGGGTACTTGGACATTAGATGCTGGACAAGGCGCTGATGATTATGCTGTGTTTGTAACCAGTATGGGCGAAGTTATTGTATATAACGGCACAGACCCTACTACAGCAGCTACTTGGGCATTAAAAGGCGTATGGCAATTAGGGCAAACTTTTAGTCGTAGGTGCTTCTTTAAATGGGCTGGTGATTTACTTTTACTGACTCAAGATGGTTTAGTACCACTTGCTTCTGCTTTACAATCTAGCCGCCTAGACCCAAGAATTAACTTAACAGACAAGATTTTCTACCCTATTAGTCAAGCTGCTACTAATTACTATGCTAACTTTGGTTGGCAAATTAACTACTTTGCTAGTGAAAATATGCTGATTTTGTCTATTCCTACCGATATAGGTATGGAACAGTATGTAATGCACACCATTACTAAAGCATGGGCAAGATTTACAGGTATCCAAGGCTATTGTTGGGAAGTATCCGGTGATGCTGATATGCACTTTGGTAGCGATGGATTTGTAGGTACTTTGTACTCTTCTTTATCAGATAATGGCGCAAATATTTCTGCAACTGCACAAACAGCTTATTCTTATTTTGAGTCACCAGGTCAATTAAAACGCTTTGTGATGGTAAGACCTATACTTCAGTCTACAGGTGGCGTACCAGCCGTTTTATGCGGTTTAAGCGTAGATTTTGACACTCAATCACAGTTAGGCGCAGTTTCATTTAACCCTGCTACACAATCTGAAGGTATTTGGGATACATCAACTTGGGATGGCAATGTTTGGGGTGGTGGACTTATTACTACTAAAGTATGGCAAGGTGTCACAGGAATTGGTTTTAGTGGCTCTATTAACATTAATGTGGCATCAAGAAACATTGAATTACATTGGGCTAGTACCGACTATATTATGGAAAAAGGTGGTGTCATTTGATTCTTATTAATCAGCAAAGTCTTAAAGACTGGGCTATTAAACATAAGATTCCGACTCCACCTGACGCACATTATGTCGGTCAGGTATTAAATGATGAAATTAGGGCAGTAGTGGTATTTTGCGGTTTTTATGGTAAATCTTGCATGATTCATGTTGGGTCAGAAGGTGAACATTGGGCAAATAAAGACTTTCTTAAAAAGGTCTTTGATTATCCGTTTAACACATTGAAATTAAAGGTTATAATTGGCACAGTTGCAGGGAGTAACAAAAAAGCCCTAAGACTAGACCGACACCTTGGTTTCAAAGATGTTGCTTTTATTCCTGACGCACATGACGAAGGGGATTTGGTAATTCTAGAAATGCGCCCAGAATATTGTAAATGGGCATAAGGAGATAGTAATGGGTGCAGGTTCGACATTTTCGCAAGGCGCTAACGCTAATACAGCTAATCCGTATGCTGGCACTACAAGCCCTTATTTTGGCGCAGCGCAAGCACAAAGTCTTGGTAATCTTGCTGGCGCACAACAAGCTACTCAAGCTAATAGAGTTAATCAAAATACCCTTTATGGTGGCTTAAACTACCAACAAGGTACAGATGCTAATGGTAATCCTACATGGACTGCTAATCAAACTGGTACTGACCAAACTCAAGGGCTTGTAAATTCATCTTTAGCTGGATTACAAGCAAGTATTAATAACCCTGCTTATGGCATTAATCCTGGTCAAACATACAGCGATGCGATTATGCAACGCTTACAGCCACAAATGGCGCAATCCGCAGAGTCAAATAAAGCTGCTTTAGCTAATCAAGGAATTGTCCCTGGTACACAGGCTTATGACAATGCTATGCGTACATTCCAGCAAGGTCAAAACGATTTACTGACAAGCGCCCAAGTACAAGGTATGAATACTGGTTTGCAAGCTCAAGCGCTGCAAGGCACACAAGCTGGACAGATTAAATCTTTAACTACACCTAACCTTATTAATGCACCGCAACAAGCTGCGGTTGCTGGCCCTGATTACACAGGTGCTTTAGCTACTCAAACTAACGCTAATATTGCAGCGCAAAATGCTGCATTAGGACAAGCTACCAATCAGACTGCTGGACTATATGGTTTAGGCTCTGCTGGTATTTTAGGTTTAGCGGCTAACCCTGGCGCATTATCTAGTATTGGTAATGGTATTTCAGGTGCTTATAACTGGTTAACTAGCTAATATGTTTAAAAGTAAACATTCTGGTTGGACTTGGGAATTAAAGCGCACTCCTTTTGGCGGTGGCGGTGGTGGCTTTAGCGGTATCACAGACTCTATCTCATCTGCATTAGGTACTGATGGTAGTGGTGGTGGTGCTTTAGGTGCTTTAGCTTCTATAGACCCTGGCCCTGCTATTGGTAGTGGTTTAGCTTCTATAGACCAAGCAGTCAATCAAATTCCTGGCGGATGGATTACTGTAGGTGGTTTAGCTGCTGGCGGTGCTGCACTTGCTTATGCGCCAGAAGTTATGGCTTTGGCTTCTGCTGAGGGAATTACACCTGAAGCTGCCGCAATTGCAACAGGAACAGCGCCTATTGATGTTGCTACAGGCGCTACAGTACCTTTAGACACATTAGCTGCTGATGTCGGCACTTCTACAGGAACAGGATTAACTGGTGGTGCTGGAGGCTCTACAGGAATTTTAAGTGGTGGTTCTACTGCTGGTTTAACTATTCCTACATCGACTGCTATTGCTGTAGACCCAGCAATTTTAGCTGGTACTGGCGCTGATTTAGGAACTTTAGGTACAACCTCAACTGGCGCTGCTATGGGTGCTGGATTAAGCGGTACAAGCGGGTTAAATCCGGCTTTACCTGCTGCTGGCGCTACCGATGTTGGCACAATGTCTGCCGCATTGCCTTCAAATACAGTTTTAGGAACAGGTTTAGAAGGTGGTGGCGCTATTGGCGCAAGTTACCAATTAGGTGCTAATGGATTGCCAGCAACTGATATATTAGGCAGCCCAATTCAAGGTAGCTCAGTAGGGTTAAATGGAAGCACAGCAACACCTACAACTTTTTCTTCTTCTGATTTAGCAAAATTATTGCAATCTAGTGCAGCTTCAGGTGCATCTAATGCTTTGCAACAAATAGCAAAATCTAATACCGGAATGGCATTACCAAACTTAGTGCGTGGCAATCAAAGCCCATTTGCATACACAGCGCAACAACCTATTAGAGATGCACAACCAATGGATTTAAGTGCGCTGTCTAAATTACTAAAGCAGGGATAATCATGGCAGACCCAACAAACCTTTCAGACCAACAATTTCTATCACAAGACCCCGAAGTCTTGGGTTTACAAAGACAACGCCAGTTAGCTAATTTGCTGACAGGTCAAGCCTTTAATGCGCCACAAGGTCAAGTTATTAGTGGACATTATGTAAAGCCTTCTGCATTGCAACAAGCATTGCCAATGATTAATGCTGCTATTGGTGGTATGACTAATGCTAATTTAGACACTAAACAAACTGAATTAGCGGCTGCATTGCGTGGTAAACAACAACAAGCAGTACAACAATTTGTAAATGCTGCCAATCCTCAAGAACGTTTTGCAGCAGGTACAAGCCAATACGCACCAGCAGAATTGCAAAAAACTGCGTATGGAATGGTTACACCGCAAAAACTTGCAGAAGGTGAAACTATTAGCCAACTCAATATGGGTACTGGTCAATATGAGCCTATGGCACAAGGTGGTCAAAAGAAAACTGAGGCTATTCGTGGATATGAAATGGCTAAGTCACAAGGCTTCCCTGGTAGCTTCTTTGATTATGAGCAACAATTAAAGCGTGCCGGTGCTTCTAATGTAAGCGTAAGCATGGATAAAGGCATTGCTGCACAAGTTGGCCCAATGATGAAAGAAGGTCAATTACAGGCTACTAGCGCTGTTAAGGGTATAGATGCTGCAAATCAAGTTATTAATGCTTTAGATACTAATAAACTGTTTACTGGGCCGTTAGCTAATCAAAAATTAAGCATTGCACAATTAAGCACTACATTTGATGGCGCTTCTGGTGATTTAACTCAAAAAATTAATAATACTCGTGCTGCTATTCAAGGACTTGCTGAGATTACATTGCAAGGCCGTCAAGAAATGCACGGTCAAGGCGCTATTACTGAATCTGAAGGTAAATTAGCTGAAAGAGCTAAATCAGGAGATATAAGTCTAACTCCTGGTGAATTAAAACAACTTGCTAATGCTGCTAAAAGGGCTGGTGAGTTTACTTATAATAATTACCAAACTAAGTTACAAATCATGGCTAAAGACCCTGCTACTGCTCAAATGGCCCCATATTTTGCAGTTAATCAAATGCCTACTAGACAAGCTCCGCAACAAGCTCAACAAATACAGCCTAATGCTAATCAACAACTTAATATTCCATCAACTAATGGTTGGTCTGTAATAGGCGTTAAATAATGGCTCAATACACAGTACAAGCTCCTGATGGTAAAGAAATTACATTAGAAGGCCCTGCTGGTGCTTCGCAAGAAGATGTTATTGCACAAGCACAAAAGCTATATCAACCTAAAGCTAGTGTAGAAGTTTCTGCTGCTCCTGCTGCACAATTTGGTGAAACTGGCGGTGGTGCTGCTACTGGTAAACCCTTATTAGTAAATCGCACTAATGTACAAGCAGAGCCTAGACCACTAGAGTCTGCAATGGCTGGTCTTACTAAATCAATGATAGATGTACCTGTTGCTGCTTCTCAATTAGCTACAGGTGGTAATTTAGGTACAAGTCAATTAGCCCAAAGATTAGGTCAACAAGCCGGTGCTTATCAAGAAGCTAATCCTGTATCTTATGGCGCTGGTCGAATAGCTGGAATGGTTGCACCTGCAATGGCTGGTGGTAGTGCTATAGGCGCTATTCCTTCTTTTGCCAAAGCTGCACCATTAATTCAAAATGCTACTTTAGGCGCTGCTTCTGGAGTTTTAACACCTGAAGAAACAGGTAAAACAGGTCAAGAATTATATAAAGAACAAGTAAAACAAGGTGGTATTGGCGCTACTATTGGCGCAGCAATAACTCCATTTCAAAAATTAGCGGGAATATTGCGTGGGCCAGAGCAACCATCACAAATGGCTGGCGCTGTCCAAAAAGCTAGAGATGTAGGTTATGTAATTCCTCCTACACAAGCAAGAGGTGATATTGCTAATCGTTTAATGGAAGGCGTAGCAGGAAAGATTACTACTGCCCAAAACGCTAGTGCAAGAAACCAAGAAGTTACTCATAAGTTAGTAGCAAAGTCTTTAGGACTTCCAGAAGATGAAGTTATCCTTCCTGAAGTATTAAAAGGGCTTCGTCAAACTGCTGGTGAGGCTTATGCTAAATTGGAAAACATTGGCACAATTATCCCAGGTAAAGAATACACAGAAGGACTTAATAAGATTGCCGGTAAAGCATTAAAAGCACAAGAAGGCTTCCCTAATGCTCCTGCTAGTCCTGTTGTTGCATTAATAGATTCTTTAAAATCCCCTTCTTTTGATTCTTCTGCTGTTATTGCTAAGATTAGTGATTTAAGAAATACTGCTAATAAGGCTTATGCTTCAGGAGATACAGACCTAGGAAAAGCTAGTAAAGATGCTGCCGCTTTACTTGAAAATACTATTGAAAAGCATTTAAAAGATACTAATGCTACTGCTTTGCTTAAAGAATTCCGTGATGCAAGACAGTTAATTGCTAAGTCATATTCTGTAGAAAAGGCTTTAAATCCAGCTTCAGGCACAGTAGATTCAAGACAATTAGCCGCCCAATTAAAGCGTGGTAAACCATTATCAGAGGAATTAAAGACTGTAGCGGAGTTTGCTAGTCAGTTTCCAAAGGCTTCCCAAGTTACAGAGAAAATGGGTAGCTTGCCACAAATTAGCCCTATAGATTATGGTTTAGGTGGATTGGCAGCGTTATTAACTAACCCTATGGCTATTGCTGGCGTTGCTGCTAGACCAGCTTTAAGGGCTGCTGCATTATCTAACCCTGTGCAAAATAGCTTAATTCAAGGTGCTAAAATGACACCTGACCAAGCAAATTTAGCTAAATTATTAAGTATTAGAAGCCTGCAAACTGGCTACAAAGGAGCAACAAATGAGTAGAAACGG